GGCTTCTTACTTGTGTCCCGGGGAGGGGTATTGTTACCCCTCTGTGCTAAATCTTGAAAAAGTTAAGATTTAGCTCGACGAAAGACTTCCATCTCTCACCGACTGCACGCATCTCTGCGTGCTCGGACGGGATCCAGTCCCAACGCGAACTAGATCGGGTCCTTAAACTGGCTCGGCTGTGATCAGAAGATCGAACTACAGCCTTCCCAGCCCTAAGAGTACCTGCTAGTGCAGCCAGTAATACCGCAGAAGGGTTATTAATCCAACCACGGAGATTAGGAGGCTTCGCAGAAACGTCAGTCACATCGTGAGAGTTAGGTTGCTTATATACGAAGCGATAAACTACACCGCCAGTATATTTGCTATACCTTCTCTTTTCGATAAAGCTTAGCGGAACCTTAATTCCACAATCATCCATCTCGTCAAAAGGGACAGGCAAAATACGCGTGCCCCTCAGAAGAGTATGAATAGTTGCAGGTAAAGGTATACCCCAATAAGCCGACCAACGATTTAAGCGGTTGATAGCAGAGTACCTGTCGCTAAGCGTACGTAGTGTCTTAATATAGACACCTCGTACGTTGTGACCATGGTAATAATCATGGCCACACGACTCACGGAAAAGCCCTGTATTAAAGGACTTGTCTACGTTAACACTAAAGCCACAAAGTGACAGTAAACGTGTTATGAGGCCATAAGCCTTTCCAACACAAATAATGTCATCGCCAAAAACGGCGAAGTTGCCAAGTGACTGCCTAAAAGGCCTTTCAAAAGGAACAGAAAGAGCCCGATAGGCACCGTAGACTAAAGACGCAAAAAATATCGTTTGTAGAGGAAACGTAAAAGCATTTCCCATAGACGATATCATATGCAACTCTACACTGGTTCCATCTGGAAGGATGGTACAAGGGCTCCGGGTCATTTCCAACATATGTAAAACATGTGGAGGAAAGAACTCAGTAACCAAACCAGTAGACATAGAATCTGAAGCTGACGAGAGATCAATAGTACCGAAACTCCCATCTACAGATCCTAGCTGAGCAAGGCGTCTATTCTTATCAGGCTGAGTCCTAAGATCAATACCAATAGATCTTTGGAGCAAGCCTTCAAGAACGGACGCTATACCCTTCTGAAATAACATATTCAGAACGGGCTCAGTGCATATGGTGCGGCTTATTTCCGACGTCTTAGGTACAAAACTAAGGCGACTACCCTGAACTACATCCGTTTTCCGACGCTCCGATCTAGTAGACTCAACGCTAGACCAAAGTGGATCACAGGATATAGCCTGCAAGTAAAGCTTATGCAGTCGTGAATCTGTGGCCGACATAGTTGAAGTGCCGATCTTCGAAAGAAAATCAGTACTAAAGCTGCCAATGTTGGCACCATTACCAAGACTAAATCTAGAGGAAACTTCCCCTAAAGTAAGATGACGAAGATTTCCGTCAACTTGCTCGTCAGGAAAGAAGAGTCGATAGATGAAATCTTTCGCCTCCCCAATAGCTATAGTCTCGATCGTGGTAGATCCGGATAGATCCAATTTGAAGCTTTTACACTTTTCATTAATACTAAGGAAAAGTGATAAAGCATTAGCATCTGCAGAGTCAGAGGGCTGATCTCTAAATTTCTTTAGAAGAGCAGAACGAAGACTCTGC